GTGGCATCTTAATAGATTGTTTTCATTGATTCGAATTTGTAATATTAAGAACTCTCCACCTCAACAAATGTCTCGTCATGAGATAGCTATGAGAAACAGAGAGCTTAATAAACAACGTAAAGCAGAACTAGGAACTAAAGGATGAGGAAAGGAAAATATGCTTACAGAAGAAGTAGAAGTATTCCTTTCTCATCATGGTATCAAAGGTCAGAAGTGGGGAATTCGTAATCAAAGAATCGGTTCAAGGACTCCTTTAACTGTTCAACAAAAACTTAATATAGCTAACATGATTAGTGGAACAGTTATTGGAAATGTTGTTGGTTATTTTGTATCAAATTTTTTAAAAGAAAAAGGAACAAAACCTATTGTAACTGCTATTGGCACAACTCTTGCTTCTTTTGGTTCAGGTGCAGCTGCTAAAGCACTTTTAAGTATAGGTCAAAAGAAAATTCTTGATATGAGAGCTAAAAAGATTCCTATTGAGAAGACTAAGAAGTGAAGGTAGGCTATGGAAGAGGAAGTGAGTGCTTTTTTAGAGCATCACGGGGTTAAAGGAATGAAGTGGGGTATTCGAAATACTGTTTCAAAACATATTAAAGGTTCTAAATTTGCGAAACATATTTTGCGTAAACATGCAAGTAATAAATCTGATGATACTCCATTGACTAGAGAAGATGAATTAATTCTTGAGTTGTCAAAACCTAAAACTGATAAAGAACGTAAATTTGTTAAAACTTATCGTAAAGAAACAGCTGAATTAGATAGGCTCGATAGAGAAAGTAGATTTAAAACTGCAGAACAAATGGGTCCAGAAAAAATGAAGAGACTTAATTATCTTGCTCCTAAGTATATGGGTTAAAAAACAAAGTAAGGAGGCGTATGGCCGAGCTCGTTTGGGATAAAGTTGGTAACAGAACCTATGAATCGGGCTTAGATCGGGGAGTTTTATATTTGCCCGATGGGTCAGCGGTTCCTTGGAACGGTTTAACTTCTATCGTAGAGGATTTTAATATTGAATCAGCTCCTGTTTATTACGATGGAATGAAGATTAGTGATCTTGTTACTTTAGGTGAGTTTGCAGCGACCATGAAAGCAATTACCTATCCAGATGAGTTTTTAGAACTTGAGCATCTAGGTGAAATGCGACATGGTATATTTGTCAGTGATCAAAAACCACAAACCTTTGGTCTTTGTTATCGAACACAAATAGGAAACGATGTTGATGGAGATGTTGATGGTTATAAAATTCATATTCTCTATAACGTTTTAGCTGTTCCTAGTAATAAGACATATGAAACTCTTTCAGATAAAACGAATCCTTCTGAATTCGAGTGGAAACTTACAGCGGTTCCAGAAGAAGTTCCAGGATTTCGTCCTACTGCGCATTTAATTCTTGACACAAGAAAAATTGATCCAATTCTTTTAACAGAAATTGAAAAAATTCTTTATGGAAGCACGTTGGGAATAGCAGTACTTATTCCTATGCAAGATTTAGTAGAGTATCTTAGTTCTTGGTTCAGAGTAAAGATTATTGATAATGGTAATGGAACTTGGACGGCTATTTCTCAGTTTGATGGTTTTATTGAATTAGGTTTAGATGGGTTCTTCGACATTATTCATGTTAATGCTGTATATTTAAATGATACAACATTTATCATAGCTGATACTAATGATCTATCTCAGGCACCTCTTATTAAAATATTTGATATTGGTGATGGAACGTGGTCTGCTACAGAGGATGAAGATGGACTTATTCAAATAAATGTAGATGGAACGTTTCTAATTCAAGAGGCAAATGCTGATTTTATAGAGTCTGATACGTATGTGATTTCAGATACTCCTATCGACGATGAATAAGGAGAAAAGATGGGTTCAGTAACAGGTTATACTGCACAAAAAATGCAGGAGATTATCGACGACACGGTATCTGGTGCACATATTACAGGTGACGATCTTATTCTTGAGTTGACTGGTGGAGGAACAGTTAATGCAGGAAATGTTCGTGGCCCAGCGGGACCAACGGGTGGTATTGATGATGCTGCATCTGATGGTGACTTTTATCTTCGTAAAGACGGGGCTTGGAAAAAGGTAACTCCTAATACTACTTGGGTGTCGGGGCCCGGTCCTGCAACAGAACAAGTAGTAACTTCAACTACTGGTGTAGATTGGACTAAAAATGGTCCTACCACATTAGATCTCGCGTTTACAAAACTAGGTGATGCTACAGATAGTTGGATAAAAGTTAGACTTGCTTGGTCAGGACATATAAATACTGCAGCTTGGTGTACTACATACGCTGGAGTAAAAGTTGATAGTGGTGGAGATGTATGGTGTGCTGTTGGTCATCAACAGAATTTGCAATCTCACTTTGAACATAGTGATTTAGTTGCTCTTGGTGGGCTTGCAGCAGGAGCTCATAGTTTAAGAGCTAGAATTAAAGTTGCAGCTGGTGGTAGTGAACCTTATAGGAATGACGTTGGTGATTTCTTTCGAATTGAAATCGAAGAGATCTACGTTTAAAAATTGGTTAAAGTAATCAAAATGGAAGTCGATTAAGGAGCCACTATGAAGATAGGAATTGAAAGTAGTGGTGATTTCGATAACATTAGAAACTTTGCCAGGAAAATTTCCCGGGGGGATTTTTACGAAGACCTTGATAGATGGGGGCAAGATGGAGTTAACGCTTTAGCTAAAGCTACTCCTGTTCGTACTGGATTAGCAGCTGAATCATGGAAGTATTATATATTTCAGGGTAGACGAGGACCTGGAATCCAGTGGATTAATACTGATGTTGAGAGTGGTTTAGAAGTTGTAATTCTAATTCAGTATGGTCATGCTACTGGAACTGGCGGATACGTACATGGTAGAGATTTTATAAATCCTGCTATGCGACCTGTCTTCGACAAGATCCAACAGAGCTTATGGGAGAAGGTGAAGAATGCCTAGCGTAGATAATAGAGTCGTATCGATGACGTTCGACAACGAACGTTTCGAGGAAAAACTGTCCGATACGATTGAAAGTTTGGATAAATTAAGCGAAAGCATTTCTGACGCCGGTGCTAATAAAAGCTTTGATGATTTACAGAATGCTGCAAATCGATTTGATCTTTCTAGCATGGCTGATGCAGTTGATACTATTAGTGGAAAATTAAGTACTTTAGGTGCTATAGGTTTTACTGCAATTCAACATGTAACTGAAAGTCTTTTCGGTTTTGTTGGTAAACTAGTTGATATTGGAAAGCAGGATATTTTATCACCTATTTTAACTGGTGGTAAGCAAAGAGCTGAGAACATCGAACAAGCTAAGTTCATGTTCGAAGGTATGGGCGCTAACGTTGAAAAATCAATGAAGAGCGCTAAAGATGCTGTTCTTGGGACAGCTTATGGTTTGGACCAAGCAGCTAAAGTTGCTGCTCAGTTAGGTGCTTCTGGTATTCAAGCTGGCGACCAAATGACAGGTGCTCTTAGGGGTATCGCTGGCGCAGCAGCTATGACTGGCTCATCGTTTGCTGAAATCGGTGATATTTTCGCTCAGTCTGCTGCTTTGGGTAAAGTTAATACAATGGACCTCCAACAGTTTTCTACACGAGGTCTTAATGCTGCCGCGGCTATTGCGCCTGTGTTGCATAAAACAGAAGCACAAGTTCGAGAAATGGCTTCAAAAGGTCAGCTTGATTTCAAAACATTCGCTGACGCTATGGATAAAGCATTTGGTAAACATGCTACTGAAGCCAATAAGACTTATGCTGGTTCATTGTCTAACTTGCATGCAGCAATGTCAAGAATGGGTGAAGCTCTTCTTGCTCCTAGGCTTGAACAAGAACGAGACGTATTCAATACTTTAGCGCCAGCTATCGATAAATTATCTTCGTCAATGAAGCCGTTGTTCAAAGTTATCAATGATATTGGTGCTGCTACTGCAAAGCATTTAATTGGATTGATTAAAGGTATAGACTTTAAACCTATAGATGCGGCTTTTAAGAATATCGCTGCTGGTGTACAGGTTGTCTTTGGAATTGTTCAACAAGTTTCGAAAGCGATAAGCACTGCATTTAAGAATGTATTTCCTCAGTCAGGTGAATCAGCTATTCTTAGAATTTCTGTTGTATTTCAACATTTGGCAGAACACTTAAAGCCTTCTTCTCAAACTCTACAGACGATCACCCATGTGTTCCAAGCTTTGTTTGGTATAATTAAAACTGGGTTTTATATTATTCAAGGTGTGTTTGGGGTTTTAAGACACCTAGGAGTTATATTTAAAGAATTAACTGCTTCCAGTATTGGGGCAAATGGTGGGATTCTAGGTCTTATCGATAAGTTGGCTTTATTGATAATTAAAGTTGAAGATTTCTTGACAAATGGTGGTGGGCTACAAAGATTCTTCTTTAAAGTTAATGAAATTATCGATATTGCAGTTGTTAAAATTAAAGCATTTATTGATAAAGTTACAGACATGAGTGAGTCTGTACAAGAGAAGATCAAAGGTCCCACAAAAGCGGTAGAGGATTTTGCGAAGAAAGTCAATGAGTTCTTCTTTGGTAGGACCCCTCTTGGTAAAAACGATCGAGATCATTCCGGTATAACTGATCAAACTAATCGAATTCAACAAAGATTAGATCAAGTATCTAATGGATTTGATAAATTTGTTGCCTTCTTTCAAAATGCTTTTGATCGTTTTAAGCCAACTTTGGATAGAATTTGGAATACGTTCTCAAAATGGATGGAAGATTTCAAGAAGAAAATTGTTGAAGCTTTCAAACCTGGTGATTTTGATAGTGCAGTAGATGCTATTAACGTGGGTCTTCTTGGTGGTATTGCATTAATGTTCAGAAGGTTCATGAAGGGTGGTATCGGTATAAGTTTTGACTCTGGTATATTTACCAAGATTAAAGAGTCATTTGATCAATTGACTGGCACGCTTAAAGCGATGCAAACTGAAATTAAAGCGGAAGCAATTGAGAAGATTGCTATTTCAGTTGCTATTATGGCTGCGTCTTTGCTTGTGTTGTCGTTAATTGATTCAAAGAAACTTACTCAAGCATTACTTGCTATGACTATTGCAATGAGTGAGCTTGGGCTTATGCTAAAGGTACTAGATGATATTGGTCAAGGAGCTACGGGTTCTGTAAAGTTAGCTGCATTAAGTGCAACTATGATTGCAATATCTACTGCAGCACTTATATTGTCTGGAGCTTTGGCTGTATTAGCTGCTTTAGATCCGCTTAAGCTTGCTGGAGCTTTATCAGCAATGGTTGGAATGCTTGCTGCCCTTGTTGGTACTTTGAAAGCTATATCTGACGGCGGCGAAAATATGATTGCCGCGTCATTTGCTTTACAACTTATAGCTGGATCAATGATCATTCTTAGTGGTGCAATAGTTATATTAGCAGCTATCGATCCTTTGAAATTAGCTCAGGCGTTGTTAGGTGTTGGTGCTGCGCTTGCTATGTTTGTGGCAACTTTAGAAACTATTAAAAATGGTGGTCCACAGATAATTGCTGCATCATTCGCACTTAATCTTATAGCAACATCGATGGCTATTCTCGGTGGAGCATTAGCTATATTAGCTGCTATTGATCCTACAAGATTGGCTCAAGCTTTGTTAGCAGTTGCATTAGGTCTTACTATATTTGTGACTGCGTTAGAAACCATTAAAGCTGGTGGTCCACAGATAATTGCTGCTTCATTTGCTTTGAATCTTATAGCGACAGCAGTTGTTATTCTTAGTGTGGCTCTTGAGCGAATCGGTAGTATGGATTGGAAGACGCTTGATCAAGGTCTTCTTGGAATGGCGGCAGCTCTTGCAATCATTGCTGGTTTGGCTTTGGTTATGCCCCCAGATCTTCCTCTCATTGGAGCTGGACTTCTTATTATAGCAGTCGCTATAAATGGTATAGCAATTGCTTTAAAGACATTGGGAGAGATGAATGGTAAAGATCTCGCTCAAGGGCTTGAAGGTATGGGATTGGCGCTTCTTATTCTAGCGGCAGGCGCTGCTGCTATGACAGAAGCTCTTCCTGGTGC